AATGCTGGACAATGTGCGCTGCGCAATTTCAACAGCCGTGGCGTTGGGGTTGTTAAGATTTAGGCGGTCAAAAACCTTGCGCCCCGCGTGATCTCCGTCGATCACTTCCATTGTCAGTTGCAGATAGCTGCCCGTCTGGGCTTTTGTTGGCTTTTCCTCGCTTTCGGAAATAACCACCTTATACCACCCCGCCGGGATAGGTTCGCGGCTTTCTGCGGGGTCTACGTTGTTGGCGTCAAAACCATTTAGTTCCATGTGTGATCTCCTGTCACTCTGCTACAAATTCGGAAAAGGGAAAACCGCCGTTTAAGTCAAAAGGCATAGCTTCTGTGATGCCATAGCGGTTTTTGCTGATATTGCTGGCCACCGGGAAAGCAATAATCTCGCGCTCCCCGTCGCTGATTGCGCGCTTCTTTTCACCTTCTGTGCCGCGCACCCGCGTTACAAGCCGGATGAATGCCACCATGTCGGCGTTGTTGCTGTAATGGTGAACGCAGTCATATTGCCTGTTTTTGTGAAGCTGGATTGTGTAGCGGCTGTATTTTCTACGTCAGGCAATTCCAGTTCTTCGGTTGTGGCGTGGGCAATAAAAACCACGTTCATGCCGCAATCCGTCACAAGGTAATCGCAGGCCTCGCGCAAGTCTTGGTGGCGCTTGTCCAGCAATCCAAACGCTTTACCATAGCCGCCATGCGCAGCGGCCATGTTTTTGCACTTGGGGTTTGGCTCGCTGTCGATGATTTCGCGCACGGCCAGCTTTTCAAACTGGGTTACGCTGTCAATCACAAGCGTTTTGCGGTCGTGTTCTTGTGTGGCCAAAGCCTCAATAGCGTCAAAAATATCAGCCGTGCTTTTTGCCACGGGGAAAAGCATTGCGTCGGGGTGTCCGTCAAGGCTGGCGGTGCCATCCTCAGCCCGGATAAACACGGGCTTTGGAAACATTGCGGCCAATGTCGTTTTGCCCATCCCGCCCTCGGAAAAGAGCGTTGCAATCATGGGCCGCTTTGAAGTCGGGCGGCTCAGGCTTTCAAGGTTAATAGCCATCACTTCGCCTCCACTTCTACGCCGATCTTACCCGGATTGGTTTCAAACGCGCTGGCAATCGCGGCCCAAATGTCAGGCTCGTTTTTAGCAAGGTATTTGCACCCCGTGGCGTCGGCCTCAATCTTGACTTTGACAGGGTGCAGGTTGGCGTCAATTTTGCCTTTTACTTTGTCCCACTCTTTGGCGTCCAGCTTTCGGCTGACGGGCTGCGTCAAAGTCAGCTTGTAGTCGTCAAGCTGGTGCGTCTTGCTGCCTTCCTCCGGCACACAAAACGCTTCGGCAAGCTGTGACTCAATCGCAATCCTTTGATTTCGGGCTTTTTCTTCCGCGCGCTTGGCCTCCAGCCATTCCGCGCATAGGGCTTCCGTGTTACTCATTGTTGCTTTCTCCATCTATCAACACAATCCACTTTATAGGGTGCTGCAATGTGTTGCAAGGGCAATTTGTCATTCCGCTGCAAACAAATCAGCCCCGTGCTGCTCTGCATCTTTCAAATTAAGATCAGCTTGGGCCGCATATTCAGGCTTCAATTCAAACCCGATATATCTTCGATTGTTTTTAATCGCCTCATAACCAGTGCTGCCAATGCCATTGAACGGATCCATTATAACGTCACCCGGCCTGCTATAAAGCCGAAGGCACTTGCGGATCACGTCAAGCTGCAATGGGCATACGTGCTTTTCATCGTTCGCGCCTTTGGCTTCTCTAAAATTTCGCAATACGTTGCCTTGTTTAATATCCATCCAGACGGGTGAGGCAATGCGCTGCCAGTCGTTGACGTCAAACTCAGCTTCTTTAATAAGATCGGCCAGCACTTCATCAGGCGGAGTTCCTGCGCACATTCCTTGCCGCGTCAGATCGTCAAGCCATTCTTTGGCGATGCGCATTGCTTCATCGCTCGGTTCTCCTTTCGTGCGCGTTACTACTGTCATTTCTTCGCCGCAATCTGGACAGAAATTCGATGCAATGCCGTGGTCCGTATCACAGTTAGGGCATTTATGAACTTTTGTCGTAGTTATGTTTTCAGTAGGCGCAGCATGTTCAATAGGTTTTTCGTTCGAGGCATCCTTGCGGAAAAACAGCATATAGTCCGGCATCCCGACGCGGTTCATAGCGCTGTCCTTTCGGATCTGCTTATACAGCAAGCCAACGGCCTTAGTACGCTGCATTTCTACAACAGGGTCTTTCCAGATCGTTGCGCGGCCATGATATACCAACCCTGCCGCCGTATGCGCGCGGATCAAGTCTCCTGAAAAATCCTGCAATCCGATTGCGCCGTGCTTGCCTTTCCGCATTGGCAAGTCAGTGCAGTGAACGCAGGCAATGCGACCGGGCCGCAAAACGCGCGTAACAGCTTCTGCAAAATACTTGTATTGCTCAGAAAAAGCCTCGCCCTCGCCTGCATTTCCAAGGTCGCGCTCGCTGTCGGAATAAACGAACAAATCACCAAAAGGCGGTGAAAATATCGCACAATCAACACTATTCTCCGGCATCGCATACATGCCTTCGATGCAGTCGCTATTGTGAATTGCCCAGTTTTGGCCTTGGTATTCTGGTTGCTTTTTCATGCTACTTCCTCCGATTTAATCCATTCAGGAAACGCCAAATCAAGCGGACGATCATACTTGATCCGGGTTCCTGCGTTGCTTTGTGCGCGCCGCATTGCGTCGGACATTCGGCGCTTCATTTCTTCGTGCTTTTCGGCTTTGCCATGAATGGCCTGCCAAATCGACCCCTCCGTGTCGGAAATCACAATATCATTCTTGACTTGATCTTGCTGCCCAAAACGATGCGACCTGCGAACGGCTTGATAGTGCTGCTCATAGCTAAAGCTAATCGAGGCAAAAACTGCATGCGAACAATGCTGCCAATTGACGCCAAATCCGGCCAGCTTCGGCTTAGTAACCATCACCCGAAAATCACCATCGACAAAGCCCAAAAGCCTGCGTTCTTTTTCCTCTGGCGTCATGTCGCCACGAACCTCTTGCGCGTCATCAATCAGGCTTGCTAACAGCTTGCTTTCGTCGTTGCTTTCACACCAAACCGTCACGGGCTTATCAGTGTTTGCCAATTCAGCCGCTAATTCGCACCGAGCTTGCATCGTCAGTTTCTTTTCCTTGTGAAAACTGGTCGCGCTCATTTCTGGGATGCGAAACAGCATGCCTTGCGTGTCCTCTTGTCGATCCGCCTCGACGGTGTGAACGTGACGATCAATTTCCGGCAAAACATACCCTGTGTCGTCGCCACCCAAATCGCTTGGAAGTGTCGCGCACCGGCTCCAGCTTGCCACCCATGACCAAAAGTCTTCAACCGCATGCCCCTTCAACCGCCAGTCTTGGCTTGCCGTGCTGGTGTCGTTGATAAACCACTTGGAAAGCATCTCTTGCTGACGCATAACGCTAAGAAATTCAGCATGGTTGCCAAGCTCCATATGATCGTTTGGCGATGGAGTGGCGGTCGCGGCCAACTTGTAATGCACGTCCTGAAATGCTGCCATAAGCCGTTTGCGCGTCTGACCCGCAAATGACTTGAGGATGCTGCTTTCGTCCAGAACCACGCCACCGAACACGTCAAAGTCCAGCTTTGGCAAGCGCTCATAGTTTGCGACCATGACGCCTGCACCGACTTCAGATTGCTCGCTGACTTGCCGTGCATCAATCCCGAATTTCTGACCTTCTCGAACCATTTGTCCAGCAACAGCAAGCGGCGTCAGGATCAAGCTAGGCTTTCCTGTTTCCTCTGCGACTTGCCGCGCAAACTCCAATTCTATGAAAGACTTGCCAAGCCCAGTATCAAGAAACGCTGCGCTTTTGCCTCGATTAAGTGCAAATTCAATTGCCGCCTTTTGATGCGCCTTCGCCATTTGATTTATGGGCATCGGGTCAAAACCCTGCATTTGCGCAACGCCCGCGCGGGATGCAATGAACTGCCTATATTCTTCGAGTGACATGCGACCTCCTATCGCCTCCATTTTGTGACACGCGGCAGGGCAGTGGAGTGCCTGCCTTTTCGGGTGCTACCCTAGCCGCGCCAATTGACCTTATACGCGGTCAATACGTGTTGCAACCCCTATTCCCCCTCCCAAGTATGAATTATTGCAGGACGCCCCCCGCCTTCAGGCTTTGATACGCTTTTTG